CCTCTGCACCCGTAATTGGACTGCCCATGCGGATTGACTCTTTTTGCAATAAATCTGCTAAACGCAATTGTTCAGGGGTTACATTTCTTAAACCCTGATTTACAACATCGGAAGCGGTAGTTCTTAAACCACCAACAGGAACACCTGCCGCAGTCATTGCGCCACCAGTTGCTAAAAATTGAGCAACAGGGCTTTCAATGCCAATGCTGTTTAATAATTCAGAAGTTGATCCACCAACAGCACCCTGAAATGCGGTGCGACCTACTTGGCTACCTATTTCTCTACTAGCGGGCAATAATGGCTTTGTTGCTACCGCTTTAGTCATAGAGAATGGGTTTAAACCACCGCTAGTCATTAATTCTGTAGTAAACCCAGCTACCCTACCTACTGGCGATTTAAACTCAGCTTCGGGCGTAATAATGCCCTTTTCGGTCAAAAATGTTCTTGAAGGTGAAGCCGCCCTTGGTATAGGCATATCAGGCGTAGTGGCGTACTGATACAGTCTTTTTACATTTTCGGGTGCGCCTAAGAATATATCTCCAAGACCAGTAACGCCTTTCATCATGCTTTGCGTTAATTTTCTAGGAACGCTGGCATCTTTAGTTTCACCTAAAACGCTGGTGTATTGTCCTGCTTGTATGCCTTCTTCAGCTTTGGCTTCACGATATGCTTCTGCCACCGTTTCAAATTCAGGCGTACCTTTTTTGGCTTCGTTTTTTACAAGCCATTCAGCGTATTCGGTTGCGTTTGCCATATTAAGGTGTAGATTTAGGTTTTATAATTTCATCTGCTTTTTTTCTTACATCAGTTGTAGACTCTCCAAAAATACTTGGGTTTACTTCAAGCTGATAGTAAGGAACAGAATTTGGACTATCTTTAGCCAATGCGCTCATCATTGATTGGTGCTGGTCATAAGTAAATTTAGCAGAGCGTTTTGCGGCATTAGCAAGTATTCTAAGTTCGCCAGCGGTTAAAGATACATCGCCTGACATAGCCCGTTGTGCTAATGCTCCTTCGGACTCTGTAATTGCACCCTCGCCACGCATCTGTTTACGACCTTGCAAAGTAAGCTGTGCCAAACCTTGAATTGCTTGACGAGTATTAGCAACAATTTCTTCGGTTTTATTACCAGTAACGCCCAACATTTGACCAATTTGAGCCAGTTGTAATTTTTGGTTTGCACCTGCGCCTGTAAATATTTTGTTTGTATCTAAAGACTGAATAATGCGGTTTGCGGCATCTGCTTGTTGAATTGCTCCGCTAGTTGCTGTTTTAGATGCAACCAACATTGGGGCAACATCACTAACGCTTTTGCCAAGCATATTACTAAAATCAAACTTATTAGCACCAGCAGAAGTTTTGCTTTCAACCAATTGTTTAGCATATGCCGCTTGTTCTGCTGTCCATGATTTAGGATCGGCTGGCAATCTACCAACAGCAATAGCGTATTTGATAACATCAGGTTGTTTACCTGCGCCTTGGTATAAAGGTTTATAAGTTCCTGCTTCCAATAAAACATCTTCAGGGCCAACCTTAATTGGGCCTTCAGTCATCTTGCTAAATGCAAAGTCACGCTGACGCTGTGATGCTTTTGGATTGGCGTACAAGTTAGCGTATGCCGCTGGAACATTAGGTGCTACACCCGCAACAGGAGCAACCCGTCTGTATTGTGATGTAAGTTCACCTTGTGGCCCAATCATGTCAGGAGTGGTCTGCATGGTTAAAGTATTGTCAGGGCCATAAATACCACCCTCAACGGCTGGTGTACCCCGTCTAATCTTTTCAAAGTCAGCAAGTGCTTCGGTTTCACCCTGACGAATAGCTTTTGCTAAATCTATTTGGGCTTGATTAGCTTTTTCAATACCTCTTTGACCCATATAAACATTAGCTAACTGTGCTAAATTTTGTGTCAAGGATGGGGCTACATAACGCCCGCCAACCATTTGGCTTTGGGGTTGTTGCATACCTTGTTGCATTAGCATTTCAGCCATCTTTTGCTGACGCAAAATCTGTTGCTGTTGCAACATTTGATCGGGGGTTAATGTTCCAATATCAGCCATTTTTAATTCTCTCCTGTGGTCGTTGTAGGTACTTGACCTCGACCAAATCCACCGTATACATTTTCAGAACCGTATTGCATGATTGCAGGAATAGATTTAGCGTAAACACCTATCTTGCTTGCTAAACTTTGCTGATTTGGGTCTTGCTTACGCAATGCCATTGCTAAAGCCATTGGGTTCATTCCACCGCCTTGGCTTTGTCCTGCTTCGTTCACAAATTGGTTCTGCTGGGCTAATGCCGCCTGTTGGTTAGCTTGCTGTTGCCCAAAGTTTTGATATACAGGTTGTAGACCGCTAACATCTTGCATTGGAAGTGTTGGTAGGATGTAAGGATTCATAGTTTTCCGTAATCTACGGCTTTGTAGCCGTCATGTAAGGTTATTACAGCATTCGGATACATTGCCTCTACTTCTTGCGCCATCACGCCTGTGTGCGTTCCATGACCTGCTAGTGGGTGATCCTTAAACTCATCTTTGTACTCATACTCGTATACAGGTAAACCATTAGGTAGCCAGCCAATAGCTTTAATATTTTCTTTGGTACGAATATCAGACATTAGTGCCGCACCACCAAGGCTAAACAAACCTTGGGTCATTGCGTTGTTTGCGGCATTTTGAGCATTGGATGCGGCTAGATTAGCGTTGTAGCCCATCTGCGTAGCACCTAATATGTCAGGGCCTGCGGTGTTTGCTTGCATAGCAGGGTTTACAAAGGTTGGCCCTTGAACTTGTGCGCCTGTACGAACCGCAGATAAAGTGTTTAATGGTTCATTTCTAAGGTAGGCTTGCTCTTGTAAGGCAGACTGTCGGGCTTGCTGACCAACACCAAACCCTTGCGTTGTAGCACCTAAAAGAAGGTCGTTCTCACGCTGGGCTTGGTTACGCATTGCTCGGTCATACGCCTCAGACCCTAGTTGAATACCTTGGTTTGCTAACTGCTGTTCTAGTTTTTCCCGCCCCTGTTGAATCTGTGGGGCAAGGCGTTGCATATAGGCTTCTTGGTAGGTCTGACTAGGATTAAACCCTGTGCTTGGTAATTTGCTTATGTCAAATGGGTTATCAAGCATATTGCTGACATAACTCAAACCCTTACCAGTTAATTGACCAAGACCTAAACTAGCCTTGTTTTGGTAATCTAAAAGCTGTTGTTGGGCGGGCGCAAGGGATTGCGTAGCTTTCCACATGGGATTGCCAAACTTATCTTCCCCCGAAACTTCGTACTCAAGCGAACCGTAAGGCGTGTACTGATTTACACGATTAGCCGCAATATTAGCCCGTGCCGCCTCTAAGTTACCTGCCGCTGTTTCTCTAGCCGCCCCTGCATAATCAGGTGGTGGTGGCGCACTTCCCCCGCCTTTTCCCATATTTCTCTCCTAAAAATCTACATTTGTCTTTTGTCATTACAAAAAACAGCATATCACCGTCAGGGGAAATGTCGAGTAGTCGAGCGTTTTCCTCAAAACCCAAATTCTTTACAAACCGTATTGATTCTTCATTAGCCTCTAATACGGGTACTACTATCTTATTTACCCCTAATTGTACAAAAGGATAGTCAAAAATGATATTCAAATATTCGGGGGTCATTTGCCGTGTTATGGCAATGTGGCACATTACGGATACCTTGTTGTAATCCTCGTACCATACCCCCGCACATACTTCACCATCCTTGATCCAGCCTATTGTTGTTGAATTATCAGGCGTAAAAACCATGTTGCAATGCCTAGCAATCCAAGGCCCTACAATTGTCTTATCAACACATAACACCTATAAGACTCCACCTTTTTCCATTACATAATCGGTACTAGCCCAGCGCACATCAATATCTTGCGATGCAATATTAATGCTAATTCCTGCCGCATAGCCTATACCTGTCACGCCCTGCCAATTTTTAGAAATGGTATTACCACCGCCCCATTCCACATCATCCCAAAGGCTAGTATCCCAAACGCCCACACTAATTAAGGCGGGGTTATAGCTGATCTGTCCTAGTGAACTTTGGGTTTCAAAATCGGTGTTTATACCGCATAGAACGGTCGGTGTGCCGTTATCTACAAATAGGATAGGGCGTACCATTGTGAAGCGTTTTAACTGCCCCCTAGCGTCAAAATAGCTATATGCTTGTTGGCAGGTAGCCTTGATATTGGTGTCGTTGTCCGATAAGCCATCATAGAACTTACCGACAAAGCCGTTACCGCCAAAGTACATATCCTCGTTATGTGACTCAAAGCAGGTAGCATTAATCCCAGTAAAGTTAGCCCATGCCTTAGTAATGTTGTGCATAACAAACTGTTGTTGTCCACCGATCACGGGGATGTTAAATATCAACATATTGAACTTAGCAAAATACTGGATTTGCCAGCCAAACTGGGTGCTGTAAAGGTCTGCGGCTTCACTTACAGCGTTATAAATCTTGTCTGTAATATTAATTCGTGGGTCTAAGCGAGAGGACTGTAATGCACCCGCTAAAGGTACGATCCCGTCTTGGGTAATTAGTAACAAATCCCCGCCAAACTTAAAGAAACAGCGTCTAGTAAAGACTTGACCCAGTTGCCATACGCCAATTAGCGACCAATCTGTAGGGTCAGATGGATCAGAACCCTTATAAACAATGGCTTCCCCGTTATTAGTAATAAATACAGCGTAATCGTCTACCCCGTAACCTGCGTCTAGTGTCCAAGTACCCATCGCCTGAATAAAACCACCCATACGGGCTACACCGCCAAGGTCATAAGAGGTTGCCGCACCACTAATGGAGTTAGCACCTAGATACCAAAAGCGTAACTTATTTTTTTCTACAAAATACAGGCGTTCTTTGTGTAAATTAACATGGACTAAGTTAGCAGAATCAACACCAGTAATGAATTTAGCGACTGTGTATGACCCCAATGGGCTTGCTGGGCTAGTAGCTGGTGCTGAAAGTGCTGTGTAAGTAAAGGTCGTGCCGTTTGTAACGGTAATTCTGAAAGTGCCGTTATAGGCGGCTGGGCTTGCACCCGTAATGGTGACCTGATTGCCTGTTACTAGACCATGTGCGGTGCTAGTTACTAGCGTACAAGTAGTGCCTGATGAGGTTAGGTTGCTGATTGTTTGTGCGGTGCTGATATTAGCGTACTTAACCCAAGTCGTACCATCATAAATAAGGGCGGCATCCGTTCCATTAACTGCGGTTAGGAAGTTACCCCCTGCGGTAGACGCATTGACAAACTCCCAACGGTCGCTTCCTAGACTTGTTACGACTGATGTAGCCGTACCACCGCCTGTAACCTCATAAATAACGCTTCCAGCACTAGCAAACAGCTTTTGGGTGTTACCCCCTGCGTAGTTCATTAAGGTGTCTACTTGCCCTGATATGCCTGTAGCAAATCGGGTAAAGCCTTTTCTTAACTGAATTTGGGATGGGGTAGGATAAAAGTTCTCCAAAACCACCGCATCAAGCGGGTTCATTTCGGCAACAGAATCCCTAGCGTTCCACCCGCCAATAGGGGATGGTACAGAAGCCGTAGTAGCTGAAAACTTCTTAGCAACAGGCATAGTTAGCTACCGTAGCCTGTGTCAGGAATATTGGCGTAACCAATAAGCACCTTGCTTGGGTACGGTGCAAACGATAGGGTAGCAGAGCCTTTGTCGTTAGCTTTAGCGACACTAAGGTAGCGCATATAATCTTGTTGCAGTGCAGTAGTATCGAACGACTTAATCTGAAAATACTTGAGTTTTGTAGCTAAGACTAATACGGTGTCATCCAATACAGTCGTATCGGTATCAACGGTAAAGCTGTTTTTGACTGCTCCAGCGGCACTTCTAGCCCAGCCCTTAGAACGATACTCAAAACCTAAATATTCCTGTGTGTTGTAGGGTGGCCAAATTTGGAACTGACTGCCTAAGATACGCCAGCGAATCCGTGGGCCTGTTGAGATATATCCCGACTTTAGCCACTGCCATTGTTGAGCATCTTCAGGCCCAAGCATCTGCCAGTGTTTTGTCTTGTCCCAGTGAGTGTTGTCCGTAATGGTTTCAAAGTCAGGGGGCAATGGATACTTGGTCTGTGAGAAGGTAACAGTTCCACCGATGCTGGTTGCCGATGCAAGCTGGCTAACAGTTACGGTAGACCCTGCTACGCTACTTACATAAGTATCTTGTGGAACATTAGTACCGACTACTGAGTAATTGCTGTTTAGACCCGTGACATTACCCACATTCAATAGGTTGTAGGTATTGTTGATGGTGTCGCAGGTAGTAGTAATTGCTGTGGTGTAGAAACGGTACTCCAGTTCCAAGGCTTGCCAATCATGCTCCTTAACCAAGTCAAACCCAGCACGGTTCATCAACGCTAGGACTTGTTGCACATCCTGATTGGTGTTACCTGCTACATAGGTAGGAACGGCTAAGTTTAGTTCAGCGGTGACTTGCTGGACTAACTGGAGCATGGTGTATGACATATTAGGCTTCCTCTGTGGCTACCGCTTTTTTACGGGATTTCTTTTCACCAACAGCGGCAAGTATAGCGGCCATTTGATCCTGCATTTGAGCCAGCTTCGCATCTGTTTCTGCTTTTATTTTAGCAGTTTCTAAGTCCTTTTTGGCAAGTTCTTCTTTCAAAGAATTGATTTCGCTTTCACGCTTATCGGTTTCTGCCGCATTGATAGCTAGATTTAAAAATGCCTTTGCCTTGTCACGGAACGCATAAGGTGACATTCCTGCCGCCATACCCATGCGCTGTAACTGTAGGTCAGATGCGTGTGCAATCGCTTCAACAGTGTGGAACTTCAATGCCCTTAACTCCTCGGCTTGGCTTTTTGAAACAATAGGCCATTCCGATACGGGAGTGCCGACAATATCAGGTTCGTTTGCGCCCACACGGTTCATGTAGTTAGCCCACTGGATCGGAAAACGGGTCTTATGGCTAGGTAGCGCATAAGTATCGATCTCGGTCAGGGTATCGCCAGCTACACAGATGTGTACAAAGTCGAACTCTTTAAATATTGGTCTGCCAGCTTCTAGGGATTCATGTTCCTGTTGTACGGGTCGCTTGTAGAAACGAACCTGTAAACGGCTGTCTGCGTTGTTTTCATCTGAAGGTAATGCCATTTTTAATTCTCCTAAGGTATTAGGTTGTTAAAAGGAAAAAAGGGGCTACCAATTAAGGTAACCCCCCGTTTTTACTACAAAAAGCTATTAAACACTAGCCTTACTGAACCAACCATAATCGCCCGATGCCATAGAAGCACCTGACAAATATGTACCAGCACCCAAGGTAACTTGGAATGTGGAAGCGTTGATTACGCAAGTAGCGGTTGATGCGGCAATTGCTACACCAGCTTGTGCGAATACATAGCGTAAGCCATTATTTGCAAAAGTCTGTAGACCGAGTGGCCCAATGGTAGGAATTGCTGTGCCAGCGGAGTTTGAGTTGGTGTAAGCAACACCATCCAAGTCTACGCCAGCGATGGGGAGAGTTGTATATGCCATGATAATTTTCCTTTTCTAATCAGTGGATTAAGTGCCTGACAAGATGCCTTGCAATGAAGCATTAGAGCAGGTAAGGTTACCAGCCCAGCCATACAGCTTCACGATTGCATCTTGGTTAATCGATTGACGCTCACCACCGATAGGAACGAAATTACGCTCTTTGTGTGGGCGGAAGAAAATGTAGTTGGTGTTCAAGAGATACATATAAAGCGGATTCTCTTGTGCGCCAATACCACCACCGAGTACAACATCGGCAGACATACCACCACCGTAGAACTTCAAGGAAGCAAAGCCAGCCGCACCTTCGTCTACACCAGCAATACGCTGGATAGCTTGTAAGGATGCAACATAGCGTTGATACAGGGTGTTACCAGCGATGATGAGGTCTACCTTATCAGTTCCACGAACGGACTTGATTGCGGCTGAAGTCATAGCGGCTTGGATCAAGGAAGAAGAATCTGCACCTGTGGAAGATTGGTTTTGCCAAAATGTCCAGTTTGCACGATTGATACCACCGTATGTACCAGTTGTGTTAGCAACAGCAACAGCGGCCGCTAAACCAGTAATGTTCTTACCACCGTTACCTGTACCGTCACCATAAATGTCACCCGAAATGCGGTTCAAAAGACGGGCTTCAGAAACTTGCATACGACCATCTAACAGGTCAATGATTGCTTCTTTGCTTGAGTTTTGGAGCATTTCTAGACCACTCATTGTTACAGAGTCAGCGTACTGAGTAATGCTGAACTGTGCCGCAGAGATTGGGCTATCAGGGGTGATGTTTAATACTTCGTCAATTTTGTTATCGTAGTGGCTCTTTATCCGCTACTTCAGTATGTCACCATACTGTTCAGACTATATCATCCCTTTCGGGTGGGAGGCTCGTGGGGGTATTACTGATTTCTCTCGACCCCTAGTCGTTACACCTTCTGTGTCCCTAGCCCTTTCGGGTTACATACACAGCTTGGCTCGGTATTATCTTTAAACTCACCTAAATTTAAAGGTTTCCACCGAATTCATCCCATTTGCTACAAAAACTTGCTTAATGCAAATTAATGAAGGGGCTAGAAGTCAACCCACTATACGAATTAACATTGTTGGTCGAAGGATCGTTGTACATGATTTCTTCAAGGATTACATTACCACCTGAGAATGGGCGTACATTACCCTTTGAGTTAAGACGCTGTAGAACTGCATTGTTCTGCGTCAAGTTGTCTGCCAATACTCCGCTACGGCTTTGAATGGTAGTAGCGATAATATCGGTAATTGCACTATTAGCAAATGCCATGATATTTCCTTTATTAAGTTAAGTTAAACCCTACCGCTTTCTGCTTCGGCTATTTGAGCCATTAGCATTGAGCGTCTGTCCTTTGCATCTGTCTTAGACACCTGCCCGCTAGGAGTAACGGACTTCGGACTAACAGCAGTTGCTTTAGCTTTTGCTACTTGCTGTGCCTTAGATGCTTGGGTACTTGCTGACTTCAGGAGTCGTTCCTGATCCAGTTTGTACGCTTCATCGTTTATACGCACTGCTTTGGCATAAGCCGTTTCAAGGTCTTGGGCTATACCCCGCTCAAGTAATTGAGCCATATCTTCCCTTACCATGTCAAAGTGCGGAAACCGCTCCTTGTTACTACTTACCCGTTCAATTTCTGACATCAAACGAGCATTTTCTTCTTGCTCCCGAATCGCTGACAATTGTTGCACCTGCTGTTGTGTTGCTTGTAGCTGTTGCATTAACTGCTGTTGATACGGGTCTACATACGCCTGTTCAGGCATTTGTAAGCTATCTGAATTTAATTGTATTCCATAATCTTGTGCAAGTCTATTAAACGCTTGTAGCTTCTGTTCGTATGTTCCATTAGCCAGCGTGTAGTGCGCCCGACCTAAACTCTGTATCCAAGCTACTGGGTGAATGCCGTGCTTTTGTAGTTCAGGAACGAATGGGCCAATTGCTTCGGTTAGCTGTCTAGCGTTGTCGGCTTCGGCTTTGTAGGCAGATACGCCCTTCTTGTACTCGGCTTCACGCTGGTTAGCGTATTCAGCAAACTTAACGAAATCCTCTTTGTTTAGCTGTTCGCCCTTTTCCATCTTGTTCCAAATTTCTACATACTCTTTTTTCCATGTAGTTGGGCGTTTTACTTCTTCAGCCACAGCAGGAACTTGTCCCACGCTGTCAGGTTCTTCAACGATATCGGTTTCGCTATCGACTTCTGCGCTGGCTTCCTTGGCTTTGAAGCGACCTTTTTCGTCACGGTCAGGACTTTCTTCGCTACTTTCTTCACTGCTTTCGGCTTCGATTGGATCGTCATTTACTTCAATCTCCTTTTCTTCAGGTGCTTCAAGTGTGCCTTCTTCGGCTTGCTCTAGTGCGGCTTCCAGTAACTCTCTGCGGTCATCTGACATGGTTTTCCCTATCTATAGTTAAGTTTTGAATACGCTATTTCAGCAATCTGCCGTTTACGGGCTTCTTGGTCTTTACGGCTAAATTCATGGGTTTTCTGTTGTGTAGGCACATCGTTGCCTAGTTCGATGCAATTGTTGCGCTTTAGGTTCTCACGATGCTTAGAACGGCTAGATACCCATGTGCCGTCTGCCATGCTTATGTGACCCTCAATATCAGGTATCACCGTTGGGGCTTCCTTGGGTGTCATCTCCAGCTTTGCTTGCCATGCCTTGTCAGCTTCCTCGCCCTCAAAAGGTAGATTCCAATACGCTAGGTACTTTTCACGGTCATCAAACTTGCTTTGGTCATATTCTTCGTGATCGACCTTGCAATGCGGGCATTTAACGGTGACTTTGACTAAAGCCATTACATTCTCCTTATGATGTCAGGTAATTGGTCGTATTCTTCGGGTCTAAGTAGGCAAACGCTGTCATACCAGCGGGCATTCTTCCACCGCCAACAGACAAATTCCTCTTTAGGTAGTAAAACCACGCATTTAACGCCTAATGCGCCAGCTAAATGCGCTGTTCCTGTGTCTACGGTCACAATTCCCTTCATCGCCTTCATATGCGAGGCGGTTTGCACCCAGTTTTTCTTCCAACCATCGTCAGGCAGGGGGTGAAATAGACCATCGGAGTTAGGATTTAGGCTATATGCGTCATCACCGACCAGTTCTGCCATGTGTCGGTAGTCAATTGACTTGATGTAGTACAGGGTTTGCTTGCTTGCTTCCCAATTTACCCCGATTTTGGGTGGAATATTGCTAGGCAGGGCGTGTAAATAGCCCTCTGAACCCACAATCTTCTTACGGGTCACTGGGAACATAGCCTTGACTAACGGGTGGGATAACGAAATATAGTACGGGAGCGACATTGACCCTATCCAGTAGTCTGATTGGGTTGCCGCACCCTCTGTTAAGTCATTACTAAACACATCTACGCTGTGTAATTGACCTAAAAGATGGTGAAGTGTGCCTTCCTGTAGGACTACGACCTGCTTTGCGCCTAACGCTTTTAGGGCAGGTAGGAATCGGGCAAACATTAGGATGTCACCAAACCCTTGCTCCATCTGTACGGTGATGGATTTGTTAATTAATGGTTCACCTCTCCATACGGGCATCTTGAGCGCAGGAGCGTATGGCTGGGCTTGTTTGGCAATAATCTCAGGATGCCAGCGGTATTCAAATAACCTAAAACCTGACTCGTATCTGCCAGCGTGTAGGTGTTCGTAAGCTAATTTATATTGTGCGTCTGCACTTACAGAAGTAGTAATAATGCCGCCTCATCGTCAAGTTCCTCTTGGCGTTTGGCTTCCATTACTCGCAATTGCTCTTGGATGAGATATTGCTGGTGTCTGTAAGCTACTGCCTCAAGGATGTTATCCCGTTGTCTTTCAAGGTAGCTTATAGACCGCTGTAAATCTAGTGTATCGTCTGACGGTATATCAGCCTTAACCTCTTGTTTGGATTGTACTTTAGCTTTCTTAACTTTTGCAACAGGCGTTGGATCAATTTGTTCCTTAAACGCTTGCTTGCGTTCTGCTTTAGCGTCTTTGGTTGCTTGATCTAGTTTGCGCTGTCTTTCCGCTATCTTTGCGGATAGCTTGCGTAATCTCTTTAAATCATCCTCAGTCCATGTCGCATCATCGCCACCAGCTTTTGTATCTGTGGGTGTAGGCGGTATATAGATTTGGAACGCATTTACTTGAAACGCATTAGCTTGGAAAGCGGTAGCAAAACTCACAGAACTACCCAGCGTGACCCACTTGATACAGTCACAGTCTGACCGCTTGCTACCGTCATTGGCCCAGCACTCATAGCACTTGACCCACTTGGAATCGTATAGCTTGCCGATACAGTGTTGCTGTTTACGACTATGCCGTTAGTGGCGTTTAAGACTGTTCCATTTACTGTATTTGGTGCAGTTCCACCAATAGCAGGGGGGCTAGATAAATCTAATGTACCGCCAAGCGTTAAGTTACCTGAAGATGTAACTGTTCCGCTAAGACTGATACCTGAAACTGTGCCTGTACCGCTTACGCTTGTTACAGTTCCGTTACCTTTGTTGTTAAAGGTTGTAAAGTCTGTGGCAGATAAATACCCATCTACGCTAGTGGTGGCTTTAGCCATGCTTATAGCAGGGGTTGTGCCACCGCTTGACACTACGGGGGCTGTACCTGTAACGCTAGTCACGCCAGTATTGGTAATAGTTACCGCACCAGTTGAGCCTGATACGCTAATGCCTGTACTTGCGGCTAATGAATTAACCACATTAGTAAGACTTGCACCTGAACCAACAAAGCTAGTAGCCGTAATGGTTGTGCCAGTAATAGCTAAAGGCGTTGTGCCGCCAATAACCATGTTATTTATTGTTCCAGCGTTTGTAGGTGCAATTTCAAGCGAACCTGTACCAGTTGGCTTAATGTGAACATGACCAGTACCCGTAGGGCTAATGTCAATTTGTGCATTTGCACCATTGATATTTGTAGCTACATTGATTGACACATTATCGCCACCACCGCCACCCATGCTAATTTGGGTTGTACCAGCCGAGTTTTTAAGGGCTAAACCACCTGAGTTACTAGCTTGAACGATAGGTGTTGTAACGCTAGTAGAAGCGGTTAATGTTGTAACGCCTGAAACTGCGCCTGTATCACCTACAGTTACTACGCTGTTTTGCAGTAATTTGCCTGTGGTGGTGTCAAAACGGGCTATTGCATTGTCTGTGCTAGATGCAGGGCCAACCACATCACCACCTAAAGACGGGCTAGTATTTGTAATAGTGAAATTAGGATAAGTGCCACTTGTGCTGATTCCTGTACCAGCGTTTAAAACAACGGTTTGGTCGGGGGCTGAGTTAGTAATTACACCTGTACCTGAAACATAACTAATGCCAGTTCCAGCACTTACAGAAGCCCTAGCCCGTGCATCCGTGTAGTAAAGGTTTGTACCTTCAGCAATATTGGTCGTGGTTAATACGACTGCGCCTGTCTGCCCGTTGACCGAGGTTACCGTTTCGGTGTTATCAACCTTCTGCCAAACTGTGCCGTTATATACCGCCCAATCGCCCACAAGCCAATCAGTAATCCCATCAAGGTTAGTATTACCAGCAACGCTGACAACATAGTAATAACCTTTAGTACCAGTAGAGGAAGTAAGAGTAGGGGTGTTAGTGCTTGCATTCCAAGTTCCTTGATAGCTAAGTGCGCCTAAGACTGCGGCAGGAAGTTCGCTAACAGGTACTTTACCGCCAGCATCTAGGGTAGCAACGCCCAATGCCGCCCCAGCATCTTTAGTCGATGCCGTGCCTAGTCCCGTAATGTCTGTATTGGGAATGGTCGAGGATGCTGTAAAGGCAGAAGTTCCTGCGCCCTTGACATAGCCTGTCAGGGTTGTTGCACCTGTACCACCATTAGCTACGCCTAGCGTACCCGTGACATTGGATGCAGGGATAGTCACCCCTGATATTGTTCCACCCGTAATGGCTACCGCATTGGCATTCTGTTCTGCCATCGTGCCAAGCCCAGTAAGGGTATGGTCAGCATTCCAGTCGGATGGCTGTACTAGGGTTGAATCCCCAGCGTCAGGTATTGCTGAAGTCTTACTATGCTTAACTGTTATAGGCATTATTGAACTCCAATAATCTTACCGTCTTGTCCTCTAACCACAGTCTTAGGCTGGCTAAGTTTGTCTAGCAATGTAGCCAACATCTGCGCTAATTGCTGGTTGCTCATCTGCATACTCTCAATTGCGGGTTGTAGTGGGTGGTTTTTCATATCGGAATATCCTAATTGGTCTTGCAAAATGTTAGCCATTTGTACATTGTCAGCGTAAGCCGCCTCGCCCGTGTCTAGTCCTGCCGTGATACGGGTGGTTTCTATCTTAGCCGCATTGTTGAGGTAGGCGAGTAACAGTTCTTTGTTATTGCTGGAATCCATCTTGGTCTGCTCCAAGTCCATCTCCATCTGCATCTGCTCACGGTTGCGCTGATCCTCAAGCTGGAACTTCAGCTGATTCTCTTGGGCTTGATACTCCTGTTTAGCCTTCTCAAGTTCAATCTGCCCTTGAATCTTAGCTTGCTCAATCTGTTGTTGCATCTGCATTTTCTGTGCTTCTGCTTGCATCTTGGCTTGCTCGATCTGCATTTGCATTTGCATCTTCTGCTGTTCAGGGCTAGGTGGCTTGGGTTGTCCTTCTGCCATCTTTGCTTGCTCACGGAACTTGTCAGCGGTTTCGTCAATCATGCCCTCTAAGCCTTTACCTGCCTTAAATGCGGTGACACCAAACTTCAGCATCTCGACCAACATTGGGGTAAGTTCAGGTGTCATTTGTGCCGCTGGTACTGCTTGCGATAAGAACCCACTCATAGCGGATAGAAACTCTAGACGGTCAGCCTTTTCCTGCTGTTCATCTTGGAATATCATCGAGTCGCTGGTCACCTCAACACGGAAGTTCTTAGCAGATTCGTTACGCAATAAGGCTAAAGCTTGTGGGATTAATTGCTGATCCTGTGGGCTTAGTTGCATTGCACCACTGATCTTAACAATGGTGTCATCGGTAAAGTGGTTGCAGATAATCTGCGCCTTGATGCTCAAGAGTTCAGTAGCAAAGTCTACTACAGCGTGTTGCATGGTCTTTAAACGACCTGCCGCATTGTTGGACTTGATAATCTGTGCGCCAAGGGTTTCGCTTGGGTCTGTCTGTCCACGCTGAATATCAGCGATACCCATAATCTCGTAGATTTGGTTCTTGACCTGATCCATTGCCTGATAAGACATCTGCAAGGCATTGGCAATCGGTGCAATATCCACAAGGTTAATAGCCCCCATCATTCCACCCTTCTCACTGAAGGCGGCATAGTTCTTGACAGGTATCAGGGTATTGTTCTCACCCTCGGAGAACAGGCGGGCAAGACTTGGTTCGGATGCGTCATAGACACCCCGTACTTTCAGGGCGTTAATGAAGCCATCTATACGGTCAGCAAGCGTGTCTAACTGTTTGGCTTGGTCTTGGTACAGAACAAAGTCAGGGATTGGTTCTAGCTTGTCTGTAGTCAGTGTGGCATACAGAGGTTTAGGGCAGGGCCAAAAGTTCTCAAGCTTTAGCGGGTCAGGGCGTGTATCAAGTATCTTACCCATCGACTTCGATAGCCAAAGCACCTCGCCCGATGTCTTATCCCATATCTCATAGATAACGGCTTCGGATGCGCCTTCACCCATCTTTTCGTTGAAAGTTTTAGAAGTTTCAGGTTTTGTGTCTAGGGGTATCTTGTTACCCAATTCCTCACCAAAACGCTCGACTAGGGCAGGGCGTTCCATGTAGACCTTACGCCATACAGCGGTTACTTCTTCCCATGTACGGGCAATGGTATGTCCAAAGTCACGCCAGTAAACATAGTCAACAGGCGCACATTCGTACTCGATGCGTTCCTGATCCTCACGATAGATACCGCCTTCGGTTTCAGCTTCGTCTGTATCCTCGGTTACCTGTAACCCATCTTCGGGCATACCTTCAGCCATACCACCAGCTTCACCAGCAATGTGTGGTTCGTAGCGTACCCACGATGTACCACGCCCACCCAGTAAGCGGTCTAAGACCGACTGATTCATGGCAGACTTGTAGTCACCGTAATGGGTAATCTCGTAGTCCAATGCCCGTTCAAGCATCATCGATGCCACCCGTGCTACAGGATCGTTATCTCTGAACCTACGGCTTACATCGGGTCTTGGTAGACGGGCAAAGATTGCTGGGGTAATGGTCTGTACATTTGACCAAAGGATATTGAATCGTGCGTTAGGGTTATTCCTAGTACGGCTGTCATCACGATACCGCTTGATAATGCGGTCAGTTCTGCTTTCCCATTCCTTGTACGCTCTTTCGTACCCTGCTATGGTGTTATACCAATTTTCGTAGGTGTGATCCATGTTAATCCTTAGGTAAAGTTACCCATTGCTATTACTTCTGCACCTGCGCCAGTAGTTACTTTCCAAGCACCATTTTTAGAAAAAGTATTTATTTCAATGGAATAAACACCGATTGCAGTATTGGCGGCTACCAATGCATGAGATGTAGTGTTATCTAACAGGCTTACAGTAGAAGTAGCTGTAGCGGATACAGTAATAACTAAACGGTGCAAATAATCACCTGTAGCACCAGTTGCGCCTAATACTTGGGCTGTTTGTGAAGCGGCTACATGCTCGTAGGGTAGTGCAAATGTTGCGTTAGCGGCTGTCATATTAAATTCTCCTGTAAGTTGATTTAGGTGTTTGCTTCCACAATTCGTTTAGGGTTACTTCGTTTTCCCCGACAGATACGCCTTTAACCCTTGTATCTTTGAGAATAGG